TTTTGTTCTTAATGATAAGTCAGGTGCATTAGAAGTTATTGATAATAAGCCGATAGTTCTAAATGAACACGTTATCACTGAGTATTATACGAATAAATATAGATTGTCATTAATTGAAATAGGTAAACCTTTATTAAACGACATAAACTACCTAGAATCATTAGATAAAGACGACATGGAACAATTTGTCAATGCTATTATGGTATTCACAAATGCCGAGGTAACAGAGAGTGAAATTCAAGCAATAAAGCAATTAGGAGCTGTATGTATTAGTTCTACTGACAACAAAAAAGCAAGTATTGAATTATTACAACAAAGATTAAATGCTAGTGATACTCAAGTATATTACACTAGATTGCTTACTTCATTACATCAGATATTAGGTGTTCCGATGGCTAGTGATAATGGTACATTGTCTAGTGGCGATACTGGTAGAGCCAAACTTACTGGACAGGGTTATACAACTGCTGGTATCAGAGCTGAGGGCGATGAAATAATGTTTGGTATGTGTGATATGGAAGCATTAAAAGGAATATTAAAAGCCTGCAAATTATCGCCAAAAGGCATTAAAAACTTAAAGATAAGCGACATTGAGCCTAAATTCTTTAGAGATATGTCAGAAAATCTATTAACTAAGACACAAGCATTATTGAATTTGTATAATTGTGATATTCCTAGAAAATTTGCTAATTCTATTGTTGGTTTATTTGGAGATAGCAATGCTATTACTACTGAACAAGATAGATTGTTTGGCGAACAAATAAGTCAATTAAATAAAGGAGCTAGTACACAAAATTCAGATAATAATTCAAATACAACAAACGATGACGATAAAGCCTCAGAACAAAATAACAATTTAACACAATTACAAGAAATGGATAATCAAGAGCAATAATGCTCTTGATATCGGGAGAGCTAGTGTGAAGAATGGTGCAATTCCATTCCTCCCGTCCTATTGGGAATTAGTTTAATGGTAAAACTATGGTCTCCAAAACCATCAATAAGTGTTCGATCCACTTATTCCCTGCCAAATATTTCCGTTTAGCCAAGTGGTAAGGCAATAGGCTTTGAACCTATAATTCCCTTGTTCGAATCAAGGAGCGGAAACCAAAAAGTGCCAAAGTAGAGCGTTATCTACTTAAAAAATAAATTCTCTAGGGAGGTACACCTGTTATTTGTACTGTTAGGAGGAAAAAATGAAAAGAGAAAAATTATTAGAGAAAGGTTATACGGAAGAACAAGTTAGTGAGTTATTAGATATGTTCCATCAAAACAATGCTGATTTAGTTAAACAAAATGAAAACTTAACAAGTGAATTAGCAACAGCAAACAATAAAATTGCTGGTTTAACTGAAAAGGAACAAGAATTAAACACTATCAAACAAGCTCAATTAAGTGAAGCAGACAAAATGGCTTTAAAACAAAAGGAAATTGACAAAAATTATAGTGAGTCAAAGAAAATTTTGAATGAAGCAAAAGCGAGAGTGATTTTAAGCGAAATTGGTGGTGTTAGCGACAGTGTTTTAAGAACAATCGTTAGTGATGATGAAAACACTACAATACAAAATGCTAATGATTTATTAAATCAGTTCAAAACTTTCCAAACGGAAACTATTAATAAGACTAAAGAAGAATTATCTTCAATAGATATTAAGCCAAACCCTAGTAATACAACTCAAACAACTGATGTTATGGATTGGAACAAATTTACTTCATTGAGTGAAGATGAACAATTAAAATTCCAAGAAGAACATCCTGACGAATTTGCAAAATTATAAAAAAATATGAAAGGAATGATAAAAATATATGGCAAATTTAAGCGAATATAATGGAAAAATATTTAACCCACAAGTTTTTGACAAATACACTGAAAAAGTTCCTAATTTAAAAAGAAACGAATTAATCAAAAATGGTGTATATGATGTAAAAACTAAGTATAAAGCATTATGTACTAATCAAGATGGTGGAGATTATATCGTAACACCAATCAAAGGATTATTAGATGGAGAAGTACAAAACTATGATGGTGTAGTATCAATGACACCTACAAGTAAAAAGACTTTCTTCCAAGGAAAACCAATCTTTGGTCGTATGAAAGCATGGCAAGAAAAAGATTTTGCTACTGAATTAACTGGAGTAAATTGGATTTCTGATATTGCATCAGAAGTTGCAGAATATTATCAAGGAGTTGACCAAGAAGATTTACTTGCAATATTAAAAGGTATTTTCTCAATGGACACTACTGATGCTGGTAATAAAGGTTTCGTAGAAAATCATACATATACTGCAAATAAATTTGAAGCAAGCACTGCTAACAATGCTGTTCAAAAAGGTTTAGGAGCAAATAAAGGAATTATTACTCTAGCATTTATGCACAGTCAAAAAGCTACTGAACTAGAAAATATGCAATTATTAACTTATATGTTATATAACGATGCACAAGGTATCCAAAGACAATTAAATATTGGAACATGGAATGGTAAAGTAGTAATTGTTGACGATGAAATGCCTGTTGAAACAAAGTACGAATTAACTTCTGATACTGAAATTGACAGTTCAAAAACTTACTATACTAAGTCTGGAAGCAAATACAATGTTGTTGCTGACCCAAAAGTTGCAGATATTGCTACATATTATGAAGCATATGAAGAATATACTACTTACTTATTAGGACGTGGAGCATTCGAGTATGAAAACATTGGAGTAAAAGTTGCAAGTGAAACAAGACGTGATCCTGAAACAAACGGTGGTATTGATTTACTTTATACTAGACAAAGACATTTAGTTTCTCCAAAATGGATTTCATATACTAGAGCTAACCAAGCATCATCAAGTGCTACTGCAACTGAATTAGCAGACGGTAAAAACTGGGAATTAGTACATGATAACGACAGTTCTAGTAAAACTTATGTAAATCACAAAGCAATTCCTATCATCAGATTAATTACTAGATAATCATAAAAAAGGAGGAGATTTATGGATAATGCTTTAAAAGTAAAATTAACAAAGAAAATAAAATATAATGAGAATATTCACGGTACTATGGATAATTATATGGTTATTATTGATGAATTAATCGAAAGCTCTAAATATATTGCATTATCCTTAAAATACCCATTTTTAGAAGATTATAGCGATTTAGAAGTTCCAACTAAATACAAAGATTGGCAATATAGATGTTGCATAGAATTATATAAATTGCAAAATTCTAGTATTGGTTCTTTTGTAAGCTATTCAGAAAATGGTTTGGGTTGGAGTAAACTAACTGACGGATTACCACAAAGTCTATTAAATGAAATAACACCTCACGTGGGAGTTCCACAAAAGGAGGAAAAAGATGTTTGAGTTTTTTGGAGCTGATACAACAAATTATAAATCAGATTGTTATATAGCTAAAAAAATAAAAACAGTAGAAGATGAATATGGCAATCAAATAGAAGTTTATGCAAAGCCCAAGCCTTATTCTTTTAATATACAGCCTGTAACGTCATCAAGTGAAGTTCAAGCATTCGGAGAAATTTCTCCTAAGATGAAAAAAGCATTGGTTTCAAAGGCAATGTATGAAAAAGAATTTGATGAATTTGATAGAGCTTATTTAGATGGAGCTACACCAAATGGAGAGGTTGATAACGGTGATAATGCAAATTATAGGATTTATTCTATACAGCCTCAAAATGTTGGTATGATGATATATTTTTTAAAAATAGTAAAAGGAGAAAAGTGATATGGTAAAGGTAAAAAAAGATAATGTAGAAAAAACAGTTTCTGAAAACGTGCTTTCTGATTACCTAAGATTGGGTTGGGAACTAGTTAAAGAAACTAAAGAAAGCAAAACTTTAGGCTTTACTAACAAAGAAAACAAATAATTATGTCTAAATATGTATATGATATTTCTAAAGAATTAGACTTTAAAAATTTGTTGTTGAGCATAGACGACATTAGTAAAATATTTGAAAGTGAAAAATTTAAAAAATTTGTTGCTGAAAAATGTATAAAAGAACTTGAAACTATAATGGGCGAAAATTTAAACGATATTCCTGAATATCACGTTTCAGCAGAGAAAGTTCAAGAATACAAAAACAACAACAAATATGAAATTGGTACTGATTATGTATTGATATTTAATGAAACAAACCTAACACAGGGCGAAATGTATTGGGTAAGTGATAAGACAAAAGAACGTTATCCTGAGGGAATTTCTATCTCATATTTAATTGAATATGGTACTGGATTAAGAGGTACTGCTCAAGATGATTGGGAAGTAAATGTAAGTAGCCCAAGCAAACGAAGTGATGGAAAATGGACTTTTAAGAAAGATGATATAGTATATAAAAAGGTATCGGGTTTAGCTGGCAGATTTATTTATGATAAATTGTTGCAAGTTGTTGAAAATAATATGCAAAGTTGGATTGATGAATATTTAGAGAAGAACAAGGAGAAATAATATGGAAATAGATACTAGTATGAATATTGAAAGTATATTATTCAAAGAATATAAAGAATATTTAGAAAATAACTCAAAATTTTCTCCTAAAGTTCTTCCATCTTCTGCTAAACAATTAACAACTTTCCCAACAGTTTTATTTAAAGAAGAAAACAATATAACCAACGTATCAGGGACAACGATTGACAAAAGCCAATTAGTAGACCAAATAACTGATATTGTTGAGATATATACTCAAAATCAAACTATTGGTGATAAAAAATACGCTAGCAAAATCATTATGGACGAATTAAAATATTTGACTTTTGACTTTTTCAATCATTATGGTTGTCAAAGAACAGATTGCACACCAGCAGAATATTATAATAAAGAAGTCGATAGATTAGTTATTATATATAGATATAATTTGAATAATTGGAATAGAAAAATATGTTAAAGAAAAGGAGAAAATAAAACATGGCTGTAAAATTAGATAGAGTTTATGATAGCAAAGGTGTTATTAGTGCTGGAGCTGGTATTTATGTATATGATGATACATTAAAGAAATTCGTATTATTAATTCCTACAACTGATATGCCAGCAGGAGCAGGTGCACCTGATACTATTGATAATCCAATATTAACTACTGAAATTATTGGACAAATAGAGGGTAAACAATCAGTAGACCAAAAAGAATATACAATCAACTGGAATAGAGATAATCAAAGAAGATTGGCTAAATTTAAAGGCAAACAATGTACTTTCTTAGAAAGAGATGGTATGGAATATACTGGTTCTAAGTTTACTGGAACAATCTCTTATGGTAAGGACTCTTATAGCGATAATGCTATTATGCAAGGTAAAGTATGGATTACTGTTAATGAGGATCAAGGATTTGTTGATGATATAAGAGATCTATATGCTTTAACTGCTGTAATTACTACCCCACTACCTGAAACTACAATTGCAGAAAAAGGAACAGCAACAATTGCAATATCTACTAGTGAAAACGCAACTGTAACTGTTAAAAGTGAAGCTGAAACAATAGCAACAGCAACTTATTCTGAGGGTGTATTAACTATCACAGGTGTTAAAGAGGGATATGCAATAATTTCATTAACCTGCTCAGCAAGTGGCGAAGCTACAAGTGAAAGAACATTAATGGTTAATGTTACTAAAGAATAAAACGAAATAATATAATATAAGGAGAATAATTTTAATGAATAGTTTTAGTGAAGAAATTATTGAAGTTGATGGTATAGAATATAAGCTATTTCTTAATAGAGCAGGAATTGCTTTGTGGGAAAAAACAACAAAATTTAGTGAATTTGCAGAATTATTAAATAAAAAATATAATTCAGAATATATTGAAGATTTTAAAGATGATAATCTAATTGTAGATGATAACTTTGACCCTAGCAAATTATTAGCAGACTTTGATAGTTTTGATGAAGATGAGGAAAAACTTAGAAATTCAATTTTAACATTCTATTGTATTGCATTATCACGTAATCATAATATGAGTTTAGGTGCAACAAAAGAATGGTTTGATAAAGCTGAAAATGGTACATTTAATGAAAATGGAGAGCCAAATAACGATGCTTATGGAATTGAACAGCTAACTCAGTTAATGATGCAAATGATACAAAATGCAAATACATCAACTAATCAAGTAAATAGTTTAAAAAACTTGAAAGCACTAAAATCAACGAAATAGATGAAAATGAGGAAGAGCGAAAAAATATTAGTTCATTTACCGAATTTTATTTAAACGAATTATTCCCTAGTGCTATTATGTTTGGTATGTCTAGTATAGATTTTTGGGAAAATGATCCCCAGCTTTACTGGGCATACCGTTTTTCATATATAAAAAAATTAGAAAACGATGCCAAGATTGAAAAAGAAAAAATGCAATTAAATTGTTGGTTGCAGGGAAAAATTAATGAAATTGCATTTGAGGTTGCTTTACAAAATGCTTTTTCTAAGAAAAAAGCTAAATTTCCTACATACGAAGAAGTTTTCAAAAAATCTCAAGTTAAAAATGAGAAAATATATAATGATTTAAAAGAAAAACTAAAAGATGTAGAAGATGAAAACGTGAGACAACAAATAGAGTTCAATTATTGGGCGAGATTATAGAAAGGAGTTTTTATGGCTTCAACTTCAAAAAAAGTAGTACAGACTATTATAAAAATATTTTGTGATGATAAAGGAAGCAAAGAGGCAAAAAACGCATTAGAAAGCGTTAAAAAAAGTTATACTAGGCTTCAAACAGCTATTACATTTATAACTGGAGCGATTAAAGATTACACTGATGAAACTGACAAACTTATTACATATCAAAATTTATTGAATACGTCTTTTGGAACAAGTGCTAAATCAATGACAAAATATGCTAATACTTTATCAAGCATGACTGGTATAGCAGAGTCTAGTATTTATAGACAATTGTCATTATATTCTCAAACTGCTAGTTCATTAGGAATATTAGAAGAAAATACTGAGGATTATGCTAAATCACTTGCCAATTTATCTTCTCAACTTGCAATAGTATATAACATAGACTTTGATACTGCTTCTAAGGCATTAAGAGACGCTGCTAAAGGTGAGAGTTCTACACTAGCTACATTAACTGGTATTGTAGTAAAAAGTAGTTCTTTACAAAATGAATTGTATTCATTAGGTATTAATCGAGAAGTTTCAAGTTTAAATAGTGCTGAACAAGCGATGCTTCAATATATTGTTGTAGCTAAGCAAATGGCTAATACTGACGAGTTAACTGCTGATGCTGTAAATTCGGTAGCATGGCAAAAACAAATACTAACTCAACAAGTAAAAAGGTTATATACTGCAATAGGGCAATTATTATATCCTGTTTTGCAAAAAATATTACCTATATTTAATGCAATATTAATGGTATTAACCAATATTATCAGTGTAATTGCTAAATTAGTTGGCTATACGGGAAGTATAACAAGTGCTACATCAAGCATCAGTAGTGGGCTAGATAGTATTGGTACAAGTGCTACGGAAGCATCTAATGCTGTTAGTAAATCATTAAGAGGGTTTGACAAATTAAATAATATAACTACACCAACTGACACAGGCACGAGTAGCACAGGTGGTATTAGCATAGATCCTAGTATTCAAAGTGCGTTTGATGAAATGAGTGAAAAAATGCTTAATATTAAAAATAGAGCTACTGAAATATCTGAGCAAATAATGAATTGGTTAGGCTTTACAAAGGATGCTAATGGAGAATGGGAATGGAGTGGAACAACATTATTACCTAATATATGGAATAGTTGGAAAAAGTTAAATGCTCTTGCAAAAATATTTGTTGGATTAGGTGTTTATGCTGTTTTACTAAAAATAATAAAAGGTGTTACTAGTTTATATAAAGTAATTAAAAATCAAGCCTTAAAGTCTATATCAACATTTGTTGATTTATGGGAATTAGGAAACGGAAGCCTAGAGAGTTCGATAGACGTTTTCTTTAAAACAAGACTACAAGCTGAGAAATTATCATTAACCCTAGCTGGAATGGTTATGGCAGGTGGTGGGCTTGCAATGTTCATATCTGCAATTCAAAGCATAAAAGATGAGGGAGCTAACTTTGAGAATGTTGTAGAGTTAATAATAGGTGCATTAGGACTAGTTGGGGGTGCAATATTAACAGCATCAACCTTAATGGCAGGTTTTTCAACGGAGATGGCTATTGCTACTGGTGGTATTAGTTTAGTAGTTGGTGCTATTGCAGGATTAATAACATGGTTTGCTACTGCCAAAAGTAGTGCATCAGATTTGAATGAAGAAATACAGAATAGTCTTGAGACAGCTTCCCAAGATGTAGTGTCAAAAACCAATCAATTAAATGCCACAAAAGATTTATCTCAAGAACTTGAGGGGTTAATCGATTCTAATGGTAGAGTAAAAAAATCAGATGAAGAAAGAGTAAACTATATTTTAAATGAACTAAATGATGCCTTAGGAACTGAATATGAATTGATTGATGG